GATTTGAGTAAAAAATATTCCGTTTTGAACTTTTTTGAGAACAGGGGAGGTGATTTTATGGCAAATATTAAACCTGTATCTTTGAATAGTGGGCATCACAACACAAAAGAACAATTAAAGGCTAGAACAGACGCAGAGGAATCCTTGAAGGGTGAAAATATAGGGTCTGATATACCTAAAAGATTAACCAATAATGGTAAAGAGATATATAAAAAATTATTAGTTTCCTTTCCAAAAGGATTTTTGACTGCTAGTGATGCACATACTTTGGAAATAGTGGCAAATGCACTTGATAATATGCAAACTTCACAATTAGATATAAATATAAGGGGATTACTGTTGGATGATGATAGTGAAAATCCAAGTATAAGGATATACGAAAAATATTCTAAAATATTTAATACTTTTGGATCTAAATTGGGAATGTCACCTAGGGACAGAGCTGCACTTGCGGTTGTTATGGTAAATCAACAAGCCGAAGAAGAGGACCCGTTATTAAAAGCATTACGAAATAGGAATAAAGGTAAATAATGTTAGTTGAGAGGGCATTATTATATGCAAATAAGGTTGTTGCAGGAGATGAAATAACCCCCTGGGAAGTAAAAAAACAATGTGAAATATTTTTACGTGACTATGATAATGAAGATGATGTATTCTATTTTGATGAAGATGAAATTGAATTGGTAGAAACTTTATTGTCTTTAATGAATTTTGCAACAGGTATAAACTGCATTGGAAAAAGTATTTTAGATGGATTACACTTATTCCAGTGCTTTTTTATTGTAAATGTTTTTGGTTTTAGATACAAAAATAATCCCAAAAAGTTCAAACATCAAGATGTTACGTTATTTATTCCTAGAAAAAACGCAAAAACATTCATTTTAGCGGTTACTTTGATAATATTAATGCTTACAGAAAATGATTATTCGGAATTTTATTCTATTTGTATTGATAGGGAACTTGCAGGAGAGGTTAAAAAGTGTATGACGCAGATCATTGATGCCTCACCAGCATTAACTAAAAGATTTAAGAAGTCAGTTACATTAAGTGGTAAAATCACTTGCTTATTAACAAATTCTTATTACCAAGCTCGTACATCTGAAAGCGGTCGTAACAATGCAATTCGTCCAAGTGCATTTATAGCAGATGAAATTGGAAACTTTAGGGATTATGACAATATAACTGCCATGAAGTCAGGTCAATTATCTGTTGTCAATCCGCTAATGCTGAAAGCTACCACTGCTTATGCGTTAAGTGATTCAATCATGTTAGAAGAACTGGACTACATACGAAAGGTTCTAAGAGGTGACATTGAGGATAGAAGTCAATTTGCTTTAATATACTATGCTGAAAAAGGGCATGAATGGGATGACATTGGATTATATATGTCAAATCCTTTGAGAATTGAAGAAAACTATGACGAAATTAGAAAGTCAAGGACAAAAGCGCTAAACAAACCACTTGAAAGAACTGAATTTTTAACCAAGCATATGAATATTTTTATAAATTCAATTCAAGATGAACCTTATTTGAAAATGGAAGAGTGGAAAAAATATAACATTAGTGACAAGCAATTTAGGAATCTAATAAAAGGGCAGCGTGTAGTTGTTGCACTTGATTTATCAATTACAACTGACTTAACTGCGGTAGGCATTGGATTTATAAGTGAGGGTCGTTATTATTTTAAATCACATGGATTTTTACCGCGTGGAAATTTGGGAGAGCGTCAAGAAAAAATAAATTATTATGATATGGAAAGATTGGAATATTGTACACTTTGTGACGGTTTGAGTGTTAACTATAATCAAGTGTATGATTATATAATGAATATTGAAAGTGAGTATGATTGCAGTATAGCTTATATTATTTCCGACCCATATAATGCCAAAATGATGTTAGAAGATCTTGCAGAAACATATGATGTAATTGAGTTAAAACAATGTTATTCTCAATTAACAACACCTACTAAAGAGTTCCGAAACGAGGTTTACAATGGGAATGTATATCATGTTGAAAATCGGATACTAGATTGGTGTATGGGTTGCATGACACTGGAGGTTGGTAAATCAGAGGATGTTATGCCAAAAAGGAAATATAAGAATCGTCAACGTATAGATATGGCGGTTGTTTGTATATTTGCGTTTAAATTACTGTTCGATTCACCAAATATGTACGATTGGGACAATATCATTGACGAGAATTGGAGTTGTTAAAAAAATGAAAAAATATATACAGCATCTCTGGTATTACTTAGAAGAAATTTTGGCTGTAATTTCGCTAATTTCTTTGGTGATGACAGGGTTTTTAGTTAATTATGTTATTGGTTTTGCTACATTATCGTTAGCGACTGCGATTGGGTCAAAATTAATAACTAAGTATAAGGATATGTTATATAATTAATGAAAGCTAAACATTATAACAAACAATCCAACGATAAAATCAAAAATGATATAACTTGGGGTGGGGTTTCGCTTGAGGAATTTCTTAATGATACTGTTATTTCTCAAAACACAATGCGAACTGATTCTGTTGTTATGTCATGTGCTAATATAATAGCAACTAATATCGCTGCTATGAGTTGTTATTTGTATGAAAAAAATAATGTTGATTTTATCCGAGTTGAAAATAACGTTACAAATATTTTAAGTCGCCCAAACAAAATACAGAGTTATTTTGAATTTACTAAAGAAATGATTTTAACGATGTTACTCGAGAGGGATTCATTCGCTTTTATGAATTTCAAAAATGGGAAATTAGTATCAATCGAACCTATTCAAAATGCAGTTTTAATGGAAAAAACAATTGGATCTAACGTATGGATAGTTACTGGTTCAGTTAGGGATAAATATATACAAATTCCATATGAAAATACAATTCATTTCAGGGATAGTATTAACAGATTTGATGCACTTCGTTCTATTCTACAAAGTAAAGAAGCAGCAAACAAACTAATAACACATTCATTTGAAAGTGGTCTGAATAGCAATGTCAAAGCATGGATTGGATTAACTGGGAAGGCTAATACAGATACCAAGACACAAATAAAAGCCGCATTTAATAAGGTGTTAAGGTCAAACGATGATGATATTGCGGTATTAGATGAAGGTATGCAGTTTAACTCAATTAATGGGGGAACTCATTCATTTCAAGAATCACAGGTTGTTCAGTTGATTAATGAATTAGATAATAAAATACATCAGGTAATGAACGTTCCGTTGGTAATGACTTCTATTGCCGAGGGATCTTATAATATATCGGCTAATTTGAAAGCTAATTTCATACAATCACTGTTGCCCTATGTGAAAATGATTGAGCAAGAATATGATTATAAAATGCTCACTCGAGAAGATAAAAAGAAGTATTATTTTAAATTGAATTATAAATCCCTAATGCGTGGGAATGATGTTGAACGCATAGATTACTATGCCAAAGCATTGGATAAAGGTATTATGACACAATCAGAAATCAGACAGTTGGAAGATTTACCACACTTAGTTGGAACTGATGATATTTTAATGTCATTGAACTATGTTCCGTTAACAAAGTATGATGATTATCTTGAAAAGAGATATAACACAAGGGGAAATCAACAAATTGAAAAAAATGAATAAAAGTTTACATAATTCGACCTCGTATACGCCATTCTAAGGCGTTTCAAAAAAGAGGGCTTATAGTTTGTACCTTGAATTTTGAAAGGGGGTGAGGGGTTGAGAACGTATAAAGACTATATGAAAATAAAAAATAACATTGATTCAAACGAACTGTATTTTTATGGTGAAATAGTAGACGAAAGTTGGGACAAATGGAATGATTTAGATAGTTGTCCTGCTGATATACTAAATTACATAGCAGAGATAGACACAAACAAGCCGCTTAACATTTATATCAATAGTGGGGGTGGTTCTGTTTTTGCTGGGTTAAGTATGTACAATGCACTCAAAAGGCTTAACTGCAAAAAGACCGTTTTTGTTGACGGACTTGCTGGTTCGATAGCGTCAATTATCGCTATGGTGGGTGATGAAATATACATACCGTCAAATGCTTATTTAATGATCCACAAACCAATGGGTGGAGCTTATGGAGATGCCAACGAACTTAGAAAAATGGCTGATACACTAGACAGAATACAAGAAGGACTTTTAAACGTATACAAAGAGAAGTTAAAAGACGGTGTTGATGCTGAAACTATAGACAATATGATTAATGATGAAACTTGGTTAACTGGAGAACAAGTCGCTTACTATTTTAATATAAATTGCATTGACGCGATAGATCTTGTTGCGAAAGTTGAACAAAGTATGGCAAAAGACTTACCGAGTGATTTAAAGAATTTAATAGTTGATACTAGAGACCGCCAAAGACAGGCGGAAGAAAATGAAATGATAATGGAATTAGAACTTATAGAGCTGGAATGTAACTTATAAGTTCTTTTTTTATGTATAAATTTATTAGGGAGAATTTAGATGACTAGAATTGAAGAATTAAAATTAGAAATTAGAAATAAGATGGAGCAGTTTAAAACTGCAACAACAGTTGAGGATAAAACAACTGTATTTAATGCGATAAAAAATTTAGAAAAAGAGTTAAGAATGGAAGAAGAATTAAATGGAATAGATTTAAGTTCTAATCCAGAATGTGAACCACTTCCAGGACCACAAAATAAAAAAGTATCTGTGATACATGCGATGGTTAAGCAAGTTAAAAATCAGCCATTATCAGCAGAGGAAACACAAGCAATAAAAAACGCAGTTACAGGTGAAGATAATATACATATAAAGGAATTATCAACTCAAATAAGGGAATTATTAAGGGATAAAGACTACTTAAAAGACCTTGTCACAGTACACAAAACAACTGCTATAAGTGGTCAATTTCCAATTAATAAAACTGGAAAACAAGGTTTAGTTAAAGTAACTGATGGTGTAGACATGTCTGCAGATACTAATTTAGATTTTGGGGTTATCAAATACACTATACAAAAATATGGAAAACTTGGACTATTAACTGATACGATATTAAAGTACACAGAATCGGATTTAATATCGTATATGGCACAAGTATTCGTGGATGCTTACTCATATACTGTAAACGATTTAATATGTGAAAAATTAGTTGGTAAATATGGTTCAAGACCTACACTAAAAAAAGTGAGTAAAGTTGAAGAACTAGTATCTGCAACTAGACTTGGATTAAATAAAACTTTAAAGCAAGCGGGTGCTGAAATATTAATGACAGAAGAAACTTTCGACCATTTTGCAAAACAGGGGAATGCACAGTTAGGATTATCTTGGGTTCAACCAGACCTAACAAAACCTGCAGAACCGTATATAAATGGGTATCACGTTAGATTTGTTGATGCTGAACATTTAAAACATGGTTTTGTTAAAACTAATGATGAACAAGAACAATCAAGTGATGCAGATGCAACTCGTCATTTCTTTGTATTCGGCAACTTTAAACAATCGCTAGTTTTATTTGAAAATGAAGAATATTCAATTGCAATGTCTAAAGAAGCAGGATTCTTAAAGAATGTAGTATATTCAAAAATAATCACTTACTTTGACGTACAAGTACTTGATGACAAAGCGTTTGAAGTTTATTACCTAGATGTTGCTAATGCATAAGTTATAATTTAACCAATTATAAGGGTGTTCAATTACGAATGCCCTTTTTTGATGGGAAAGGAGAAATATGAGTAAACTTGAAAAATTATTATTAGATAATGAGATTATAACTAAGACTATTACTGGAGATAACTTCTTATTGACAGAAGAGTTTTTGGGTCTACTTGAGGATAAATTAATGCATAGTGATTGTATTATAAATCATATTCCAAGTTATAATTTAACATCTAAAAAAGTGTCTCTCCCTGTTCTTACAGAGATAACATATGTTGATGATGGGAGCGGGAATATATCAAATGACATTGATACTGCAATATCAGTAAAAATGGCTCAAGATGAATTAAAATCAATAGACTTAAAACTTGCATTTTCATCGAGCATATTTGATTTGCAAGGTCAATCAGTTAAAGATTATGTTGCTGATGCTATGATTGAATATATGGTGGGAGCTATCCACACGCAATTAAAAAGTAAACTAATTACAGCAGGTTGTGGAGTTTCAATGGAAACATATTCGGACACATGGTTTAAAAAATTTGTAAAATCAAACATAAATAAAAATTCAATTGTGTTAATGTCATCAGACATGATAAGTATGATAAAAGGGATTGATATACAACAAGATTTTAAGATATTGGGAGTTGATCCAATATTAACAGAAAATAAAAATTTCCATGGAATAATAGTACTTGGTAAAAATGACATACTACATGTTCATGGAGGGAATATTGAAAATACTGTATTAGATAATGTTGGTTTTTTATCCAATTTAACTTATTTCAACATTATGTATTGGAGTGGTTTTGTAATAAAACGACCTGATAACTGTCATGCAGTTACATTTCATGAGTAGTTTAATGTGGGAGGTATTATATGCCAATTGTTACTATAGAAGAAGTCAAACGTAATATTGGGGGATTAGATCCTGCGGACACTTACTTTGATAAAGATATTGAATTATACATTAGAGTTGCAACAGATCATTTGGAAAACTTAATAGAATGCGATATTACTTCTGCTAATCAAAACATTGCGACACTATATATCATTGTACTTGCAACAGAACTATTTAACCACAGAGAGTTAACAAGTGAAATGGAAGGACATAGTAATAAAATACTAGATAGTTTATTACTACAACTAAGATACTAATGTTTTATATTAATCCGAATGAATTCAAACATTCCGTAACATTCCAACGATATACGTTAATTGGGAAAGATGATGACGGTCGCCCGAAGTATTGTTGGATTGATTTATATACAACTCGAGCTAAAATCTTAAATGTACGTGGGAGTGAGTTCACTCAAGCGTATGGTGCGGGAATCAAACTTGAAAAGACTGTTTATACTAGATATAATCATTCAGTTATGGTAAGTAGTGAGGATAGATTAGTTTATGATAATGTCGAATATAACATAGTATACGTTAATGATGTAGGAAATGAGAAGAAATGGCTTGAGTTTAAGCTGGAAAGGGTGAGATAGTGGGTGTTACTGTAGAAGGATTAGATGATTTAATGTCAACTATAAATAATTTAGGTGATATAGGGACTAAAGCAGGTAGGAAAGCTATACAAGAAGGTAGTGAAATTATACTTGAAACTATGAAACATGAAGCCCCTCAATCTGATGGGTCCTCAATTAAACCTAGTAGTGGACATGGTGCAGAATATTTGGCAATTCAGTATATAAAAACCACACCTAGCACCGTATACGGTGCTACGGGAATTGGTTCAAAAAACTGGCAACAAACCAAACAGTTTTGGTTTCAGCATTATGGGTACTTTGACTATGGTCTAAATTTTCAAGGTAATCCATATGTCAATAATAATGTTGGTTGGGTGTGGAAAGCTCAAAATAGATGTGCTGATAAAGCACAAAATAAAGTTATATCAGTTCTCAAAAAGGAGATTGATGAAATATGGTAAAAGATATATTAGATGGTGTACTGAAAAAAACAGATATACCATTTTATTATTTTGAACGTCCAACAGATGTATTCCCTTGTGTTGTAGTGAGTTACCAAGAAGCTACTAATTACAGTGCGGACAATGTTGAAGAAGGCGTTAAATATGACATTTACTTAAATTTAATAACAAAAGATAATATCAGAAATCATACAAAAAAAATTAAAGATTGTATGAGTGATGATTTTTCAAAAATAATAATCAATGCACCTATGAAATTAGATGGTGTTGATTATTTTCAAATAACAATGAATTACCGCAAATCGGTAGGAATATAGATTAAGGAGAATTATAATATGGCTAGAGAGATTGGAATATCTAAATTACACTTTTTCCCATTAACAAAAGATGAACAAGGGGACGACCCAACTTGGGGTGCGGCTTATGCAGTTCCTTGGGCGGTTAACTTCCAAACAAGTGCAGAATATGCAGAATCAGAGTATTATGCAGATAACATAATAGAAAATAGTCAAAAACAATTAACAAAATATACTGTTACTATGGAAGTGTCATCTGACACTCCACCTTCTTTAGAAGCAAAAATAACTGGTAAAACTACTGTATTAGGGGGTGCAGTGACAACTTCTGATGACACTGCACCAAAACATGCGATAGCGTATGAGATAAAAATGGATGATGGTTCACTTAGAAGAAAGGTTTTATATAATTCTACACTATATAAAACAAGTTCTGAAAATGCCACTCAAGAGGAAAGTATAGACGGTAAAACATTCACTTATGAAGGGACTTCAACACCATTAGTTAGCATAAAAGCAATTGAATTGGTATTAGATTCAAAAGAAATAGATGCTATATCAGATCCATCAAATAAACAAAAAGCAAAAACGGTATGGGATAATTTCTTTACTAACGTTGCATTACCGTCAGATCTTGCGTAATTAAAAATATATTATTGAGGTAAGGTGATACAATTAGTATCACCTTTTTAATTTAGGAGGAAAACATGGAGAAAATAGCATTAAGCAAAAAAAGAATAGTAGAACTTACAATAAACGACAAAGAATACATAGCAACATTAGATAACTTTACAATATTACACTTTCAAATGACAACAAAAAAAGGATTTTTAGATGCAATATCAGAGTTACAAGATGGAGATATAACTATAGTGTCACAATTATTAGCATCTTTAATACGAGATAAAGAAACAGGAAAAATCGTTGGGTTAGACTTCATAAATCAATTTGATTTCATGGAAGTATTAGAACATTTATCGCCTGTAATAGGTGAATTAGTAGATAATAACTTACCTGAAGCAAAAGATGAATCAGAGGGAAAGTAAAGGGTGATGGGGTAATTGACATAGATAATATGTATTACTTGGCTCGAACTTGTTTAAAGTGGAATGATGATGAGTTCTGGGACAGTTCACCTAGGTTTCTTTTTAAACAATTAGACCTTTATACTAAGCATAATAAACCTCAAAAGCGTAATGGAAATGTAGAAGAGAAACGTACAAAGGTTGTCAAAAGATACAAAGTCCTTGATAGTATCGGTTAGGGGGTGACACATGGCTGATAGTAAACAACTAACAGTAAAACTTGCGCTAGACGGTTCAAGTTATACTCAAAAAATTAAAAATATAAATAATGAAAATAAATTATTACAACAACAATTTAATACTATGAATTCTAGCTCGGATAAATTCGCCACTTCATTGGAAGGTAAACGAGCTAAACTGAATATGCTAAATCAAACGCTTAGTAACGCAAAAGAAAAGGTTAGTGTATATTCAACTCAAGTTACTAAATGTAAAGAAACATTAAACAAGGCAACGGAAGCGTACGACAAACAACGACAAAAAGTTGAAACATTACGTCAAAAGTTAGAACAAGCAAAGCAAACTTATGGAGAAAACTCGGATGAAGTCAAAGCGTTAAAACAAGAACTTGAAAAAGAGGAACAAGCATTATCGAAAAATGAAAAAGCAGTTGTCAACGCCAACAATGCACTCACTAATATGGAAACTAAGTTATCGAGGGCGGAGCAAGAAGTCAATAATCTTGAGCGTGCAGTATCAGAAGCGGCTCGAGAGTGTGGAGAGTTTTCTACTAAATCAGAGAAAGTTGCATATTCGTGTGATAAATGGGGAAGTAAATTAACTACTACTGGGAATAAAATTACTGGTGTCGGGAAGTCATTAGCTGGGTTGAGTGCTGGGTTAATTGCTTTTGGAACAAGTTCCGTTAAAACTGCTGCTAACTTCGAGGCTCAAATGTCAAGGGTTCAAGCTATTTCTGGGGCAAGTGCAACAGAAATTAAAAAACTGGAATCACAAGCAAAAGAACTAGGGGCAACTACAAAATTTAGTGCCACTGAAGCGGCTCAAGGGATGGAATACTACGCCATGGCTTCGTATAATGCCGATCAAATTATCGCGGCAATGCCAGCAACATTAGCACTTGCTACTGCTTCGGGCGAAAGTTTATCATTTACCTGCGACATGGTCAGTGATTCTATGACTGCATTTGGGATGTCCGCTGATGAAACTGCACATTTCGCAGACGTATTAGCAGCAGCGTCTACGGGTTCAAATACCAGTGTCCAGTTAATGGCTGAAACTTTCAAAAACGTAGCTCCAATTTGTGGTACATTAGGATTTAGTATCGAGGATGCGTCTATTGCAATTGGACTTATGGGAAACTCGGGGATTAAATCAGCAGCAGCAGGGACACAGTTGAAAACTGCATTGGCAAATCTTGCAGCACCTACTGCAAATATGAAAAAGAAAATGACGGAATTGGGAATATCACTTACTGATTCAAATGGAGAAACAAAGTCTCTATATGATGTTATGTTAAATCTTAGAGAATCATTCGCAGATCTTACGCCAACACAACAAGCCGCAGCGGCATCTACTATTTTTGGTAAGGAAGCAATGTCTGGTATGTTAGCGGTTATAAACGCAAGTGATAAAGACTTTAATAAATTAACAAAGAATATATATGACTGCGACGGTGCCGCAGAAGAAATGGCGGCTATAATGCAAGACAATCTAAGCGGTGCAGTTACAGAATTAGGAAGTGCATTTGACGCAGTTAAACAAGCGATAGGTGAGAGGTTAACACCTGTGGTGAAAGATTTGACAAAATTTTTAACTGAATTATGTAATTGGTTCACTAGTTTAGACGAAGGTACACAAGAGAATATTGTGCGTTTTGGAGCTTTCGCTGCCGCTTCATCACCTATACTCTTAGTTGTTGGAAAAATAATGAGTACGATTGGGGGGTTAGTCACGAAATTTAGTGGATTAGTGACTGCTGTGACAGAAGCAGGAGGTATTGGTTCATTTTTATCAAGTAAATTTTCTTTAGTTTTTAAAGTTTTTGGACTGGTGAAAAGTGCAGCTGGGTTTGTAATTACCGCTATTACTGGTATGTCAACTCCAGTATTGATAGTAATTGGTGTTATAACTGCATTAATAGCAATAGGCATTGCACTATATAAGAACTGGGATAAAGTAAAAGAAACTGCACAGAATGTTGGACAAGCTATTCAAAAATGGTGGGGTGAACTCCCAGGGAAAATTAGCACATGGTTTAACAATATGATTGATACCATTAAACAATGGGTGAGTGACACATCTACGAAGGCAATGGAAGCAGGTTCTAAATTCGTTGAAAATGTAGGTAAATTCTTTCAAGAACTTCCAGGTAAAATTGGAACTTGGTTAACTAATACAATTAGTTCTATTTCAACATGGGTGTCAAATATGGCGACTAAAGCAATGGAAGCAGGCTCACGATTTGTAGAGAATATAATTAACTTTTTTAGTAATCTGCCTGAGACAATAGTGTATTGGTTAGCATTTATAATAACTAAATTGATAGTTTGGAATGTTGAATTTTATACGAAGGCAATAGAAGCAGGTTCTAAATTCGTTGAAAATATGATTAACTATATAAAAGAATTACCTAATAAAATATGGGAATTTCTAACTAATACGTATGATAAGGTTACAACGTGGGCTAGTCAAATGTGGTCTAAAGCCACAGAAATGGCAACGACATTCGTTACAAATGTTGGTAATACATTGCAATCATTACCAGGGCAAATTTGGAGCTGGTTAACTCAAGCATATAACAATACTATTACTTGGGCTAGTCAAATGTGGTCTAAAGCAATGGAAGCAGGTTCTAAATTCGTAACTAGTGTGGGAAATGCACTTGTAAACTTACCAGGGCAAGTTTGGAATTTTCTTAGTCAAACAATAAGTAAGGTTGGGGCATTCATTTCTGATATGGGAACAAAAGCAACATCTGCCGCTAAAACATTCTGTACAAATATAAAAAATGGACTTGCTAACTTACCAAGTCAAATGGTCAATATAGGTAAGAATATTGTACAAGGTATTATAAATGGTATTACAGGAGCAGTGGGTGCGTTATATGACAAAATGAAAAGTATTGCTAGTTCTGCACTTAAAGGTGCAAAAGACGCACTGGGTATAAAATCACCTTCTCGTAAGTTTAGGGACGACGTTGGTAAGTGGATTCCAGAAGGTATGGCGGTTGGTGTGGAACACAACATGGGCGTCGCTATTAATGCAGTTGATGATATGTCCGACGCAATGTTAAAAGAAGGTGTAAACGGTGTTGCTTTAAGTGGAAGTTATTATACAAGTAATACGTTAGACACTTCTAATTTAACTACTGCAATAAGACGTCAAAATGCAGGTTTTGGAGCTGGTATATCAAGTGCTATTAGTGCAAGTGGGAATGATACAGTTTCGATATTAACTAATATATTAGCAGCAATAGTGGGTCAAAGTGACTTAATTAATACTACTAATACTTTAATGAAAAATAGGAACTCAAACTTATACATTGATGGTCAGCTTTTGAGTAGCACAATGGATAATATATCTGGTAGACAAATGAAATTAATAGAAAGATTCGGAGGTTAAAATGGCAACGTTTAAATTTGGTGATATAGACATAAATTCACTTGGATTTATAGTATCAGCAGTCGAAGTTTCAGACCCAGTTCCAAATATTATAAGTGAAGAAATTCCGTATATGAACGGGAGTTATGATTTTACTAATGTCAATGGGATCACTACTTATAAAGACAGAACTGTTACAATTAGAGTTATGAATGAAAATAAAGTATTATATGACAGGACAGTTATGAATGATAAATACTCTAGGTTATACAATACTTTATTCTCAATACCTCAAGGTAAATTGATAATCGACACGTGGAGAGGTTATTGGTTGGGTAGATGTACTGGAATGAGTTCAAAATCAGCATGGGGAATACTAGGATATATTGATATTGAATTTACATGTTATCCTTTCAGATATATTGGACCATACGAAGATCATGATTTATGGGATTCATTTTGTTTTGAAACTGATATTGCAGACTTAACTTCTTTTGAAATTAATGGAACAGAAGATATTGCAGTCTATAATATTAGTGCAAATGGAGTTATCCCAGAAATAAAACTTAATGGAACAAGTTCAATGATAGCCGTTAAAAATGGGGATAATCACACACTCACAAACGGGATGTGTCCATTTGCATTGATGCCTGGAGAGAATAACATCACAATAACTGGAGTTGGTGAGATTCAATTTTTATTTGATTTGGAGGTTTTATAATATGTATACTGTAACAATTATCACAGATGGACAAGAAACAATTATACATCAAGTAAATACTAATAGAATAACTGGGTCAATTAAATTAGGAATAAATACGATAGATAGTTTTACCTTTACAATATATCCAAATAATCCGGGTTATTATGATATTTTCCCTTATAGGACCTTAATCAAAGTTTTCAACGAAATTACAAAAAATTATGATTTTATAGGTCGAGTATTAACGCATACTGGTAATATGACAGAAAATGGATTGATAAGTAAAACATATGTTTGTGAAAGTGAACTAGGGTATTTGTGTGACAGTTGTCAAATATATGGTGAATATCACAATATATCTCCATTAGAATATTTGACGTTAATTATTAATAACCATAATAATATGGTTACTGCGGATAAGCGATTTAAAATCGGAAATATAACTGTGCAAGATAATAATGATAGTATGTATAAGTACTTAGCTTATGATACAACATGGAAAAATATACAAGATGATTTGATAGAAACTTTGGGTGGTGAAATAAAAATTAGATATGAAGGTTCTGATAGATATATTGATTATCTATCAGAAATTGGAAGGACATGCACTACTGAAATAAAACTGGGTAAAAATATAAAAACTATTAGTAACGACATTGATCCAAGTACATATTACACTAGACTAATCCCACTTGGAGCAAAAAAGACAATTCAAAGCGATGATGGCACAACTGATGCACAAAGTGAAGAACGATTGACAATTGCAGATGTGAACAATGGAATTATTTATATTGATGATGAGGAATCAATACAAGAATTTGGAATAATAACTGGAGTTCAAATGTGGGATGATGTTACAAGCTCAAGCAACTTATTTAGGAAAGGTAGAGAATATTTAACATCACAAAAAATCGGAAATAGTATAAAAATAACTGCGTTAGATCTTGCACTAATAAATTTATCTATTGATACATTTGAGGTGGGTAATTACTACCCTGTGTTACATGAATTATTAAACGTGAACACTTTAGTTAGAATAGTTGAAAAGACTATCAACATTAATCACCCAGAACAATCTACGATTACAATAGGTGATAAAACAACAGATGTTAAGACTTATCAACTTAACATTAAGAAACAAACAAAAAAAATAAATGATATAAATCATACATTGAATAGCAATGTTAAAATTTTACAAGAGTTTAAAGGTAATACAACTAGAAAAATAAATACCATGAATGATGAAATGTCAACGATTAATGAGGATATTGGGACTCTTAACAATGGATTACGAGCTACCAACTTAGATATTTCTGATTTGTGGAAATTGACATACATGGGGGTATGATATGGGTGATATAATCCAAATTGCGTGTAGAACATTAACGACAACTGAAGATGTTTTATATAAAAGTGTAAGTGGTGTGATTATCAAAAGTATAATCATGTATAACTCATCAAGTGAAGAAAATAAAGTGACAATTACATTAGATGGAGTGCCATTTACATTTTTACTGTCTGCAGGAGGTAACACAATTTTAAATATTACAACAGTTACTAGGGAGATAAAAGCACAAGCAGAAACGAGTGTAAATATAAATATATCAGGAATAGAACTTAGGTAGAAAGGAATACAATATGGCAAATATACAACAAGAATTAAATAAAATAAAGACTTCATTATATGGGAGAGATATTAGAAAATCAATCCACGATGGAATTGAAAAAATGAATGATGAAACTGAAAATATCTCAAGTGCACAATCCCAACTTGAAACTACATTTGAACAATTGATAATTAATGCAGGTAATTCGAACGCAGAAGTTGTTGCTGCTAGAACTACTGCAAATAATACCACTTACCCTCAATTAAAAAATAGGTTGGATTCGTATGATGCACAATTAAAAGAAAAAGCGAGTAGAGATAGTATATGGAATATGTCTAATATAGGTCAAGATGTTAAAGAAGCAATGACAGGTGGAAGTGTTGCCGTTACAGGTGTAAACTCTGTATTACAAGAGAATATAGTTAATGGTCAAATTGTACCAATGAAAACAAGTTTTATAGAATTAGGGAAGAATCTATTAGATGAAAGTACGTTACAGACCGGATATCTACATTCAAATGGAAGTTTGAAAAGTGGTAACTATAAAACTACTACATATATACAATTTGATAATAATTCAGTTATAAATTTATCAAGAATGGATCAGCCGGAACAAAATAAGCTGATGACAAAAAGACCTATAAGAATAGCATGTTTTTATGATTCAAATTACAATTTAATTTCAGATTATTATTATAATAACACTTCTAATCTAGCAGAGAGTATAACGTATAATGGTAGTAGTAACGTATCTTATATAAGAGTTTCTATAGGCAATGGTTTTGTTGATGGGAAGTCGATGTTATACCTAGGAAATGAATTAACAGAGTTTGAAGATGTTTCATATAAAGTTAAAAATTTAAGGCTAAATCAATCTTTAAAAAAAGATATTGAATTGCTTATAGACAACAAGTTAAAGAATAAAACCATAATTGGTTTTGGAGACAGTATAATGAGAGGGGCTGGCAATGGTAATATTGGTATAGTTGACTTAATAGCCGAAAAAAACAATATGACTTGTATAAATAAAGCTGTTAGTGGAGCAACTATTCTAACTGATACAGATAATAATATTCCTATGCAAATAAAAAACTGTACAGATTTAGCAGATTATGTTGTTATAGATGGATATATTAATGACTGCTTAATATCAGATATAGAAAATAGACTAGGGACTGTATCACAATATTTCGGAAGCTCTTTTGATACAACATCATTTGCTGGACAATTAGAATCTATGTTAAGAGATGTTCAAAATAAATTTATAGGAAGTAAGATATTGTATGTATTTGTTCATACAATGAGTTCTAGAGATAATGAAATTGTAAAAAAGGTTCATGGAATTGCAAAAGAATGTTGTAAAAAATGGTCTATATGCTATGTTGATTTATATGAAGAAGGAATATTAAATACCATGATCAGTGGTCATAGAATGTATACGAACAATTCTGATGGGACTCATCCAACTGAAGAAGGGTATAAATTGTACTATATCCCTCAGATAGAAGCGAAACTAAAAACACTTTAGATTCATATTGAGAACAAAACTATTACAACTGAAGAACGAACTAAATTAGCTAACTTGAAAAATTATTTGGAAATTTAGAAACAAAAAAATGGTATCACTTTGAAATGGAAGTACAATAGTGGAAAACTTTTTAAGAAGTTTATAATAGATTCATATTACAAAATATTATGACAAGTGAAATTAGAAGGGGTGTTATATGAATGAAGAATTATTTAAACATAAAGTAGAGATACATGAAAAAAGAATAAATGAACATAGTAAAAGGTTGGATAAAATCGAAACTAGACAAGCTGAAATGACGGTTAAACTTGAAGATCTATGCGGCACAATTAATAAGCTGGCTGATAATTTAAACAAGTTGACATACGCAATCATGGCAGTGTTGGCAAGTTTCTTTTTTTATGCAATACAAACGAATATATTTGGATAAGGGTTTGGTATTATGAAATTTAATTTACAAAAACAAATAAAAAATACTTACTTTTGGGCATCTGTTGTAAGTTTAGTTGTATTAACTGCACAACAATTTAATTTACATATAATACCCGAAGGATTTCAAGATTATGTTAATTCTGTATTGACTATCCTGGTGGCTATGGGAATATTAAATAATAATACGACTCAAGGACTTGGGAAATAATATACAAAGAAATACTTTAAGCTAATATTAGAAGGTTCTTAAAATCGCTTTAAATGCGTATTTTGACACCTTCTATTAATTTATAAGGGGGGCATTATGAATAAACCAACAATAGTTGAAAAATTACAAAAGAAAAATAAATACGGTCGTCCTGGTACACCACTTAACTACAATAAGGTGGCAATACATTACACAGGACAAGCAGACGTAAAAGGAATAAATACAGTGTCTTATTTCAACAATGTAGTTGCAAATGGATATAAAGTTAATGGGAAGTATGTGTATGCATCGGCTCACTTTGTAATTGATCTTGATGGGACAATATATCAATTAATCCCAACTAGCGAACAATGTTATGCTACTAATAGTGCTAATAGTTATGCAATCGGTGTTGAGGTTGCCACAACGGGGGACGATAATCATTATACTGATGCAACATATAAATCAATGGTAGAGCTTTGTGCGTGGTTATGTGCAAATAAGAAATTAGATCCTGTTAAAGACATAATCACTCATACTGATGTTGTTGGAAAGGCATATAAACTTTGTCCAATTTACATGGTTAAGAATCCTGATAAAATGACACAGTTTAAAAAGGATTGTAAATACTTAGTTGATGGCTCTGTTTCACCAAATGAAATAGTTAACTGCACTAATGGTAAAGAACAAGTAACTGTTGTAAATAATGTTAAAACTAAATATTTAAAAATATTACAAGATGTGAATATCCATAAAAGTGCTGATTTCAATTCAAGTTCAGTTATTGGAACTGTTAGAAAAGGTGGCGTTTATACCGTTTCTAAATTAATTGAAATGAATGGATCAACCAATATGTACAAATTAAAAAGTGGTGTTTATATAACTGCATCAACTAAATATGTTGAAGTTTACGAAAAATAATAATTAGAACCTGCAAAGCATAATTGCTCAAATGTGCGGGTGGAAGAGTAGTTCTTATTGTACGTGGAATAAGGACTACTTTTTTTATGTTTATTTTCTCGAGGTGTATTTTTACACCATGAGGATATGGGGTAGGTGCAAAAGTGCACCACGAGAAATACGGGGGTAGGGTTAAAAGTGCACCACGAGGGGTAGGTGCAAAAGTGCACCACAAAATAGAAAATAAACCTAAAATACAAAATCCTTTATTATATAAATAGAAAATGAGTTGTTGAATAAAAGATCCTCTTTTCTTTTTTCTTTTAAAACCTTCCATAATGAAATCGAAATAATTACGGGACACACAAAAGGTTATTAGTTTATTTGGTATAAATCGAATTGTGTAAAGCACATTTAAAAGGAGGATTCATTAACTGGATCTTTTATAAGTAATAAAAAAGGACTAGATATCAACCTAGTCCTCTGTAGTATATTCTATTAGATCATTAATTCCACAATTCAAAGTTTTACATAGTTTTTCTAACACTTCAACTGGTATTCGTTTAATTTTACCTGTAGCTATATTTGAAATTGTTTCAGTTCTTATACCAGTTAAATTGTGTAACTCTAATTGTGTCATTTCATTTTTAGCAAGTTCTACTTTTAATTTATATTTTATCATTTTAAAACCTCCAAAATATTAATATACCTATATTATAACACACTATCTGTATTTAATACACCCGATAAGTGGAAATAAATTTTAAAAAAAGCATTGACAATTCCGTTAAACGTAGTAAAATAGAATTATCGACAGGAAATAAAATGAAATGGGAGATTTGAGGTTATGAAATTTACATATGAACACAAAAGTAAAACACTATTTTGGGATGACGTTTGGAAAGACGAAAACATAAAAGGTAATGAAAAATTAATATTAATATATCTAATAGGACATTTCAATCCAAAAGAGGGATATGCTTATCCAAGTATTGCCGCTATGGTTAAAGAGTGCGGCTTAAATAAACGTACTGTATTAAAAGTATTATCATCTTTAGAAGAAAAAGGATATATTAAAAAAGTGTTATCACCTAAAATAAAAACTGATAAAGGTGTTCAATTCCAAAATAATAAATATTTCATAAAATGCAATGAATATATGTGTTATGAAAATAATAACAAATCACCTAGAGTAGAACTAACAAAAGTTGAAGAACCTGTTGAGGAAATAGTGGAAGAAGATCCAGTTGCAGTTGAAGAACCTGTTGAGGTACAATTACAAGACGAAATAAACGAAGTTGAAGAACCAAATAGTTTAGTTATGAGTTGGAAACCATACTATACAGAGGCGGTTACAAATGGATTTGATAGTTTAATGATGTTCAAAAAGAATTGTGTAATTGAATATTGTAGAGTAACTGGCACTACCATACCACAATAGGAGGAATATAAAATAAATAAACAAATTATTGAGTTATCACACATAATCGAGGAAAGTGGACTATCAGCGAGGGTAGTAGGTGTATATATGAGAATGATTCATTACAAAAATATGAATGATGATTAATTTACAAGTAACAGACCATATAGATGGAAAAGGTAAGGAAATAACAGTTGAGGTGAAAGGTAACGCAAATGAGGTGTTAAAAGAACTAACACTCGTAACACATTCTGTATTAAGTCGCATCGCGAATGGCATGGATGGAAATATTGATGATTTAATTGTAATGTTCGCTAAAGGTTTAAAAGTACATGCGATAAAAGAACAACTTGAAAAAAATGACACAACACCTTCGGATATAATGGACATATTAAGTATGGTACCTGATATCATGGAAGATTAGTTATCCCCGTTCATATCACACATAATATAAACTTTAAATATCAATCCTCAAAGTCACTCTAAAATTAGGGTGACTTTTTTTATTTATATGTGATATAATGAAATAGTAAAAATTGTTGTAAATCTTGTATTAAATTGAAGAAGAACTCACATTGATTTGTGGGTTCTTTTTTTGTGTTTATTTAAAGGGAGTTCTAACGGGTTTTGAATTATTGAATAATTATTAAAGAAGTTATTAAAGCGGCTTAGAATGGCGTATATGCAGTTAAATGTAATATTGCATAAATAAAACAGGAAGTATAAGGGATAACATCTAACATAATTATAACAAATATAATTACGAGCAATTAATATGTTAAAATACATAAAGTTAACGTTAAAATAACATTAAAACAAAAAGAATTTAATCAATCAAATGTAGTAATATCAATCACTTAGTGTCTGAATAACGTTAAAACACATAAAAAAAATTAAAAATAACGTTAAAATGTATTGCAATATAAAACATGATGTGATATTATAATATTGTAGTCGGGCGACAGACGATTATAATATTATTAAATTTAAGAAAAGAGGATTAAACAAAATGGGAAAACAATTAATGCAAGAATTAAGCAACATGATAACTAAAATAGTAGATTTAGGAAACTACAATGTAAAGGTTCAATGTGGTGACGAGGATTTAATATTCGTTTCTACATTTGCAGTATATGACGCAGCAGACACAAGCGAAAAAACATTATTAACATATGAAGGCTCTACATACAGAATGGAGTTTGAAAAAGACTTCGACGGAGAATACAACAAAGCAATGAAAAACTATAAACCAAATTTACTTTGGGCGTTAGATAAATCAGGAGTTCAAGATGGGGATAGAATAAGATTACTGTTAGGACTTCCAATCACATCACTTGGGCAGTCTGATAAGATAAGAAATGACTTAGTTGGTAAGTCATTCACATTCACAACAACAGAAGAGAAAACAATATACATAGACGAGGTTATAATAATCGGTGAATGTATCTCTAGTTATTATATGTTACCTTCTGAAATCCGAGATAAAGATTTAGTTTTAATAGATATTGGCGGACGTACTACAAACGTAACAGAATATAAGAACAAAAGAATAGTAAACAAAGATACATTCGCATTAGGAACTATAGATTATTACGATAGAGTTAAGAAAAGATTTAACAATGAAGCAGGACAAAATGTTGAAACTTACAATGTAAGACACTACATGAAAACTGGAGTTATCCCAAAATATGATGACATCGCAACTGATATAGTGGATGAAATAATGAACAAGGTCAAAGCTCCATTTAATTTAGGATTAGGTAAAATAATTGTATTTACTGGTGGGGGATCACTTGATTTAAGAAAAGAAATCGAAGAATATAATAAAAACTATTTATTCTTAGAAAACCCGCTACATTCAAATAATAAAGGTAAAAGAAGAATTGCAAAGGCGAAAGGTTGGTTATAAGATGACAAGAGAACGATTAAGTTTATACTTTAACACAGAAAACGAAATCGAAAAATTAATGTGGAATTACATTTCCAAAGATGGTGGTTACGGTAAATCAAGTAATGTAAAAAAAGCACTTGAAATAATGCTAGAAATTGAAGGAATGCTACCACCGGTACAATTAAACAGGATAGTTGCAGAGTCGGTTTTAAAAGGCAATTTAAACGTTGTAGATGGAACTGTAGCAAGTAATTTAACAATGAACTTGGTAAATAAAGAAGTTGAAAAAAAAGAAACTAAAATGTCGAATATACTTCATTCATCAGATGTAGATGATGATATTGATGTAGATGATGATATTTTTAACTAGGTAAATAAAAAAGGCGAGTGGGGCGGCAACCTCACTCACCTATAGGTGTATATTAAATATACAAATTATACATAAATTTAATATACACCAAAAATAAATAAAAATCAAGAGGTGTATAAGATGGAAAAATTAGTAATAACAACAATGGATAAATTAGAACAATTAGAAAAAAATAAAGGAGTCGTTGGAACAGTGATTGGACTTATATTAATAACACTTGTTATAGGGACTTCAATTTTTGGAATAGCTACAATAATGAAATATAGTGTAAAGTTAATAAACATAATCTGTATAAGATATTTTGGATTTAGATTATACTAGGTGGTGTTACATATGAATGATAACCAAAGTGTATATGATGTACTTTTAAACGTCGCTATTACGATTCTAAAGCACTCTATTAGGTTAGCAATATTATTTGTTAGGATGACATTGTATTATATTGTAAAGTTAATCTATAAGGTATTTCGATTGAGAGAAATTGACGTTGCAAAAGAACGAGCAATATTAAATGATCAATCAGCATTAACAACATTCAAACATGAATTTGTGTTTGACAAATCAGACGAGTTTATAACATCCTGGTTGTATTTACAAGAAATGGTCGCACAATTAGACCTGAAAGATTGTGAAAAAGCAGAATTAATCCAATACATATTGCAGCTAATATCAGAAGCGGAACGAGAAGCGTTCAACACAACATACAACTATATGTTGACGAAGGACTTTCGACAACCGTCATTCGAGGACATGATTATACAGGGGATATTCAAAGATAATAAAGAGATTGAACCAAAAGATAAAATAACTAACCCTTATAGGGACAAGTTATCAGATACATTAAGACACAATAGAAAATTCAAAAGGGGTGATATTTAATGCGTATAGAGTTAACAAAAGACGAACTTCGTATAATTAAAGATTGTTTGTTGAAATGTATTGTAAGGGAAGAAAGAATTTTAGAAATATTTAAAAAGAACACATCGACTAGCAACGATTTTCAAGAGGATAAGATAAAAAAGTATAACGAGTTACTTCAAAAAATAAATACATTTATTTAATTACTCTACTTCACCAAAGGATCACTCCCTACCCGAGAAAAAATGCAAAAAACACCACTCTTCTCGGAGTAGGAGAGGGGTTACTCAACCACTTCCAGCAATTGGTAAAACTGGAACAGAAGATATTAGTTAGAAAATACCACTTTTTATACTCAAGAGGGGTTCGAGAGTGGTTAAAATATATTAAATTAAGGGGAATTTGAGATATGGTGACAAAGGTACTATTTGGTACAAGTGCTACTAGAAAACCTAGATATACAAGAGCAGATACAAATGATATAGCAGTTTCATTTACAACGAGATTTAGTTGGAATGATTTCGTAGGAAGTACAAAATTAACAGAAGGTTTTGGAGTAGATATTCCACAACTACTAGAGGTATTAGAGAGTGATAAATTTTAATTCACTCTCTTTTCCACAATTAAAGTTGTATACCCAAATTTTAAACATAGGAAGTATTAGTAGTAACTTCCTATATCCTCAACAAAATCAATATTTCTGTAAACCCTAAAAGTGCCATCTATATAATAATCATTATTTGGTAAGATGAAAATACCCTCCTCTTCAAGTTTAATAGCTTCCTTCATAGCTTCTTCTTTTGTTTCTGCTGCAACTACTACAGATGCACTCACTTGCCACGTAACAGGCACCTCAAATTCTCTCAAATTTTTATCTTCATTCATTCTAATTTACCACCTTTTTAATTTTAATTAACGTTAAATTCCATTATAAATTAAGTAGATTACAAAAACAATAATATCTAAACGCTATTAAAAAAATATAACTAAATCAAATAAAAGGTAGTAGGATCATTGATCCCGCTACCTTCTTTTTATTCGCTAAGTAACATTTTTATAATTTTCATTGCTTTATTATAGTCATCTTGAGGTAAGTTGACTAATTTATCTACGACTTCTTTTAATTCCTCATTATATTCAATCTTATTCTCCGCATTGTTAAACACATCGCCAGTTCCAGTTAAAATCCAATTTTTATTTACTCCAAATAATTTACAAAATAACTCAATTGTAGATTCGGTTGGATTACATTTATTGCGTTCCAATCGTGATATATGGTCTCGAGACAGGAATAACATCCCTCCTAATTCATCTTGCGTTTTATCATTTTTTACTCGTATGTACTTTAATCTTTCACCGATAGTTTTGTAATTCATATTAATCCTCCTTGTAAAGTCTATCTGACATTATATCGCATATGTAAGTATTCTTAAAGTAACATTACTTTATACCTATAATCTAATTATAGTACAAAATTTGTAGAAATATAACATTTTTGGAAAAAATATACTTGACTATATTTGATTTTTAATCTAAACTCTAAAACAGACACGACAAAATGTCGCAAAAATAAAAGGGGGTTTAAAAATGGATAATAAATCAGATTTAACAACATTGAAACAAATGACTTTAATGCAATTACTTGCAATTAGAAAATTAATAACATCAGAGGACATATCCTATTTAAAAGGTGTTGTTGATAGTCTGTTAATATCAACAAATAAAAAATAATCCCCCTAAAAGGTGGTGATTGTAAATGAATAATATCCAGCTGTATAAACATCAACAAGATGCATTAAATATGACTAAAGATAAAAATAGAGTTGCATATTATTTAGATATGGGATTGGGTAAGACCTTTGTTGCAAGTGAAAAAATGAATGACTTAGGGGAGAAATTAAATATTATAGTTTGTCAGAAATCAAAAATAGACGACTGGGTTAACCATATAAACACATATTATCCTGACTACAATGTTATAAAATACACCAATAATCCTAGTTTTTTTAATCTAACTAATACCCAAATGAAAAAAGTAGTTGTGATTAATTATGAACTTATATGGCGTAGGGAAGAATTCAAAAAAATAACTGGGTTCACATTAGTTTTAGACGAAAGTTCGTATATAAAAAATGATTCTGCTACTAGAACTAAGTTCATTCGTAAACTAAAATTTAAAAACATAATCTTGTTAAGTGGAACACCAGTTGCAGGTAAATATGAAGAATTATATTCACAATTAAGATTACTTGGATATACAAAAACAAAATCTATTTACTATAGCACATATATCAAAACTGCAAAAATTAAAATGGCAGGTATCCCGATTATGAAAGTAACGGGCTATAAAAATGTGAATCGACTAAAGCGTAAATTGCGAGAACTTGGAGCGGTGTTTATGAAAACAGATGATGTTTTTGACTTACCACAACAAGTACATTCTATAGAAAAAGTTGCAATCACATCTGATTACAAGAAATTCAAAAAGGACAAATTGCTAATTAAAAAAGATCTTGAACTGGTCGGAGACACTACATTGACAAAACTGTTATACAGTCGTCAATTGGCAAGTCAGTATAATCAAAACAAGATTGATAGGTTGAAATCCATTTTAGAAGGTACAGAAAATAGAGTGATAATCTTTTATAACTTCAGTAAAGAGTTAGAAATAATAAAACAATTATGTAAAAATTTAAAAAAACCAGTATCTATCGTAAATGGTAAGATTAGAGATTTATCCAACTATGAACAATTTAATAATTCAGTTACGTTGCTCCAATACCAAGCGGGAGCAATGGGGCTGAACTTACAAAAAGCAAATGTAATAATATATTTTAGTTTGACATTGTCCAGTGAACTTTTTGAACAATCAAAAAAAAGAACGCATAGAATTGGACAAAATCAAACTTGTTTTTATTACTACTTATTAACAGAAAATACAGTTGACGAAGAAATATATAAAACATTATTAGAGAGAAAAGACTATACAGACCAATTATTTATTGACGTGGAGGTTAAAAATGAATGTAACAATGGATAACTACAAAAAATTTACTACGGATGAGGTATTAGGATTCGTAAATGCAAATCAACTTTGTCCCACAGATTGGGACTTAATACCCTTTCCAATATGCAAAGAAGGATTAGATGCTGAAGAATGTTGCAAGTGCTGGAAACATGCATTAAGTAAAATAAGTGATGTTACTCCACTTGCTTTATTTGAACGTCACAGCGTGACAGTATTAAAAGACTTAGCAATACAAGAACGTAGATATAAGGAAATTGGAGATAGTAGAAAAAAATTAAAAGAACAATTAGTAGATCTTATGGCAGCATATGGAATAAATAAATTTGATAATGACGAAATGTCAATCTCTTATGTGAAAGCTCGCACTGGAAGTAGATTTGATACTACTAGATTTAAAAAAGAACATCCCGACCTATACAACCAATACCTAACAGAAACTGAAACTGCCGCTAGTGTGAGGTTCAAAGTAAATGAGTAAGACACCTGAAGGAAAGTTCACAGAGCAAGTAACACAATATCTCAAGTCTTTAGGTGGTGCGTGTTGGTTTTATAAGGTATATGGCGGCGGTTATTTCCAACGTAATGGAATACCAGACATAGTGGGAGTTTTTAAAGGGAAGTTTTTCGCTTTAGAGTTAAAAGCAGAGAACGGCAAAGCGTCAGCCTTGCAGATATATAATATAGATAAAATAAATCGAGCAGGTGGAGTTGGTTATATACTAAAACCGAGTCAATTTGAAGAATTTAAAAAGGAGTTTGAAAAATAAATATGAATGTATACGAGAAATTACAGAAAATACAACAGGAGTTGAAAGTTCATAAAAATAATTACAACTCATTCGGTCGTTATAAATACAGATCATGCGAGGACATAGTGGAAGCGGTCAAACCATTACTGGATAAATACAACGCAACATTAGTTATAACTGATGAAATGGTTAATTTAGGCGATAGATACTATGTGAAAGCAACAGCAACATTACATGACATAGAAGGTGACGGGGAGTTAAGAAATAACAATATATTCACAACTGGATTTGCTAGAGAAGAACTTAATAAAAAAGGTATGGATGCAAGTCAAGTCACTGGAGCGGCAAGTTCATACGCTCGTAAATACGCCTTAAACGGTTTATTCTGTATAGATGACACAAAGGATAGTGACTTCACCAATACAACTGGTGATAATATAGAAGTGCCATTCACAGGTGGGGAAGATCTTGAAAAAGAAAACGCAGAATTTAAGACATTAGCACAAGCAAAATTAGAAGAAACTACAACAGAAAATATAACAGAAACTACAACTAGAAGGAGAAAAAGAAGATAATGGGAATATTTGATAAATTCAACAAAGAAATGGATAAAGAGTTAATACAAAAAGAAATACAAGACGCAGGAGCAAATTCGTTTGAGGATGTTCCAGTTGGTACATATGAAGTAGCAGTTAGTAAATTAGAAGTTAAACCAACTAAAAACGGTGACAAAGTAATGTTAACTTGCACATTTAAAATATTAGATGGTGAATACAAAGGTAGATTAATATTCTTTAATCAAGTTATAATGACAGGATTCCAAATACACGTTGCGAATGAGTTTTTAAGAAGTTTAGACACTGGAGAAACGGTAGAATTTGTTGACTACAATCAATATGCAGATATGGTGAAAGTAATCGACTTAACAATACAAAGAACAGAGTTAGAATATGAATTAGAATATAGTAAAACAGACAAAGGATATGACAAATATCAAATAACAGAAGTATTTGAAGGATAGAGTATAAGGGGATTATTTCCCCTTATATTTAACAAGATAGGGGGTAGTTTAATTATGTTATTCTTCGATTTTGAAGTGTTTAAGCACGATTGGTTAGTAGTTATAATTGACACAGACAAAGAGCAAATCCACGAGATAATTAATGACAAACCAGAATTAGAGCGAATTTACAATCTTAATAAAAATAATATTTGGATAGGGTACAACTCAAGGCGATATGATCAATATATTTTAAAGGCTATCCTTTGCGGCTTTAATCCAAAAGAAATCAATGATTTTATGATAGTGGAAGGTCGTGGGGGTTGGGAGTTCTCCGAAGTTTTAAATAAAATTCAAATTATGAACTTTGATATCATGACGTCTATGCACTCACTAAAACAATTAGAGGGATTCATGGGTAATAATATAAAGGAAACATCCATCCCTTTCGATATAGATAGGAAATTAACAGATAATGAATTAGTTGAGGTATTGAAATATTGCCGCCACGACGTAGAGCAGACAATTGAAGTATTTTTAAATCGAAAAGAAGAGTTTCAATCTCATTTAGGATTAATCAAAGCATTTAATTTACCACTTAGTTATATATCAAAGACAAAAGCCCAACTAAGTGCAATTATTTTGGAATCACAAAAGCAAGATCATAATGATGAATTTGAAATAACCATAGTAGATCCTTTGAGGTTAACAAAATACAACTATGTTAAAGAATACTATATGAACCCGATAAATTTAGATTATGATAAGAAACTAACTACTGAAATATACGGAGTAAAACATATACTAGCATTTGGTGGAATACATGGAGCAATAGATAATTATATAGATGAAGGATTTTACATAATGTCTGATATTGCCAGTATGTACCCGTCGCTAATGATTAATCATAATATGTTAAGTAGAAACGTAGCAGAACCCGAGAAATTTAAGCAGATTAGGGATTCACGAATAGTTTACAAAAGAGCAAAGAACCCACTACAAGCTCCGTTGAAAATCGTAATTAATGGAACGTACGGAGCAAGTAAAGATAAGAACAACGCACTATATGATCCACTAATGGCAAACAACGTTTGTATTAACGGACAGTTGTTAATCGTGGACTTGTTAGAAAAATTAGAACTGGTGTTCGGTAATAGACTTAAATTAATTCAATCCAATACTGATGGTATTTTGGTAAAACTAAAAAATTCAACTGATTACGATAAATATTTAGAAGTTTGTAAAGAGTGGGAGAAAAGAACAGGTTTTGAGTTGGAACATGATAAATACTGCAAAGTCATTCAGAAGGACGTTAACAACTACATCATAGTAGATGAGAGCGGCAAATATAAATCTAAAGGTGCTTACGTCAAGAAATTAAATAAATTAGATTATGATTTACCAATAGTTAATAAAGCACTAGTTAATTACTTCTTATATAATATCCCAGTAGAAAAAACAATACTAGAATGTGATGAATTAATAGAGTTCCAAAAGATAGTAAAGGTATCAAGCAAATACAAATATGCAATACATAATAACAGAATATTAAGTGAGAAAACATTAAGAGTATTTGCATCCAGGGTAAGATCAGACGGTGGAATATTTAAAGTTAAAATAAATACTCAAGAGAAAATAGCTAACACACCTACTAGATGTTTCATTATGAACGAGGATATAAACGGAATGAGTTGTCCTCGAGCATTAGATAAACGTTGGTATGTGGAAGTTGCAAACAAAAGAATAAAAGATTTTAAGGGGGAAAAGTAATGGAATTAAAAAAAGGCGATATAGTAAGACCATTTGAAAGTTATGATTACTTAGATTCAAATACAGATTATAGAATTAAAGATGTATCAGAGAGTTGTGTGTTACTTGAAACATTAATTTGGGAAGAAATTGATTATTGGTATGCCAAAGAACGTTTTAAGAAAATGAATGTTATAAATGATAATGATTCAACGGAGGACATAGCATCAAATCCACAACATTACAAACAAGGAAATATTCAGGTAATAGACTTCATACAAGACCAAAAGTTAAACTTTGCACTTGGAAACGCAATTAAATATATTTGCCGTTGCAATTACAAAGGAACAAAAGAAATAGACCTTAAAAAAGCAATACAATATCTAAAATTTGAGCTAAAGGAGTGTGAATAATGGGAGTAATTGAAATATTAACATTAATATGTGCAACGTTGAAGTTGCTAGGATTAACAACAATACCTTGGTTTTGGATCTTATTACCCGAAGGAATAATATTTGCATTATATATAATATTTTTCTTTTGTTCTTTAAGATTTACCAAGTAGGAGGTCAAACATGGGATATAGAATATGGTCAGATTTAATAGGAATAGCAGTATTATTAATATTATTACTAATGATGAAAGGATAAAGAAATGACAGAATTAAAAGTACAATTAATAGCACATACCGCAGAACCATTAAAAACAGTAGCAAGTGCTGCAAAACTTTGTTATTCTCCAGTTGGAGTTGATGAAATACAGGAAGGATTGACAGAGGATAAATCAAGTAAATTTGTTCAGCATTTGGCAGATATAGGTCATTGTTATGATGACAAAACAGAAGTATTAACTGATGCTGGTTTTAAATTATGGAAAGATGTGAATGAACATGATTTAATAGCATCATTTAATCCAAATGACAGAACATTTAATGAATTTGAAAAACCAATAAGACTAATTGTTCAAGATAAAATAAACGAGGACATGATTAAATTTAGTCATAAAAGAGGTGATCTAGTAATAACAACTGGACATAATTTATATTGTTCAATTAGTAATACACAATATAAGAGATCCAATCCAGTATATGAATTAATACCTGCTAATAAAATTCTAACTACTGGTAAAAAAGTTTATGAAAGTCCCATACGAATGTCGACATGTGCAACAAATCCAAACAAAACATCCTATGATGACGATATATGGTACTCGTTATTTGGTTTTTTTATAGGAGATGGGTACATACATTCAACTGCAACGGAAAAATCTAAAAGGCTAAAATTTCATTTAAAAAAGGACAGAAAAGTTAAATATTTAAAAAACATATGTAATGAATGTGGGATTGAATTAGAAGAAATTGCAAATAACACTTATAATGTTGTTCTAAAAAACTCTAAATATAACGCAAAATTTTTCAAAGATAGTTTTTACAATGAAAATAATGAAAAAACTTTCCCAACTGAATTTTTTAAAATGAGTGAAAATCAATATAAATTATTTTTAGAAGGTTTATTAATGTCAGATGGTAATTATGCAACACAGGGAAAGAACAATGTATATTATACCAAAAGTGATGAGTTAGCAAATAGATTGCAAACATTAACTGCTTTAAATAATAAAATGTGTACTATAACAAAAGCACCTAATGTTTGCAACAGAGTGTATATAAGCAGAGATAGATTAAAAAACATAATGTATAACGATAGTAGATTACCTGCTAAGGTTGAGATAATTAAATATACTGGTAAAGTATATTGTGCAACTGTTAGTACTGGATTAATCATGGTTAGAAGAAACGGATTTATATGTTTATGTGGTAACTGCTCACCACTAGAACACGCCGCATTTACATTTGCTATAGAAGGAATATCAAGGGCATGTAGCCACCAATTCGTTAGACATAGGATAGCGAGTTTTTCGCAGCAGTCACAAAGATATGTAAAGTTAGATAAATTTGAATATATAATACCACCTGCAATAGCGGCAAACAAACACACAAGAGATAGATATATAAGACATATGGAACAAATTCAAGAACTATATGACGATTTAAGAAGGGTATTAATATTAAGTTACTTTGAAGAACAATATAATTCAACGTTTTATGAATATGAAGAATTGTGGAATAAAATGAGCATGGATGAACAAAAGAAATATAGGTACTTATTCTTAGAGTTACTGAGAACTAATTACCCAAAAACTATTCGAGAGCTAGAGAAAAAAGCAATAGAGGACGCAAGATATGTTCTTCCTAATGCTTGTGAAACTAAGATGATCATAACTATGAATACTAGAAGTTTATACAATTTGTTCAAACATAGATTATGTAATAGGTCCCAATGGGAAATCAGAGAAGTAGCAGAACAAATGTTGGAGTGCGTTAAAAGTGTGGCTCCAGAGTTATTTACCAACATAGCTCCAAATTGCGTGCATGGTAAGTGTCCTGAGGGAAATATGAGTTGTGGTAAAGCAGCAATAATGAAAGAAAAATATTTATAATAGCATAGGGGAGGGGTAATGGTGCGTGGAACAGGAGTAACACAGTCAGAAATAAAATTAATGAAGCAATTATACAAAGATGGTAAGTCAATAATAGATATTACAATAGAAACGGGAAGAGTGAAAGAAACAGTTAAAAAATATCTAAAAGATGAGATTTTAAGAAATAAACGAATACATGAGGGTTCGATGATTGGAATGAAGGTTGGAAAATTAACTGTATTAGAATTGGATCATGAAGAAAAAAGTCGTAAATTTTGGAAATGTAAATGTGATTGTGGCAATATAAAGGTAGTTAGACAATGCCACTTAAAAAGCGAAAAGGTTAGAAGTTGTGGATGTATAAAAAGAGGTAGACCAAAACAGATTGCGAGAATAGAAGTTAAACAAGTTAAGAAAAAAGGAAATTCAGCTGGTAATTTTACAATATTACCAGGTGAAATTGTATTAAAATATGATTATTCAGACGAAAAAAATAAATTATATAGTGAAGTAAAAACCTATAAAATGTCTAAAAAAGAATTAGACGAATATTTACGAACTATGGGGACTAGAGAAGTGACAAGAAGAAAATAATGGATAATATTCCACAACTAAAGGTAATAAAAATAAATGATTAAAAGGAGTATTAGGAAATGTTTAAGGGCTATATACCCACAAATGGGAAAAGACCCACAGAGAAGGTTAAAGGAAGAACATCATTTTACACATTGGATGAAGTGAAAGAATTAAATGAATATGGTGGAATACTAAAAGATGAGTATATAATGATTGATGTTGACGACCGAGTACAATCGATTATATTAAAACAAATGCTGGATGATTTAGAAATAAAGTATCATTCCCTAAAAACTACACGTGGTATGCACTTTTATTTTCTAAATACAAACGTAAACGTAAATGCAATATCAGTGACAACTGCAGTTGGGATAACTGCAGACATAAAATTAGGTGTTAAAAACGCAGTTGTGCCGCTTAAAATAGATGGGGTTAAAAGGGAACTAATAGAAAATGATTCAGTTGATCCTTTGCCGAAATTCCTAACAGTTGTCAAAAGATTACCTAACTTTTTTAGTATGGAACAAGGAGAAGGTCGCAATCAAACATTCTTCACATACATATTAAAATTACAAGGCCATGGATTTATAAAAGACGAAATAAGAGAGTGTATTAGGTTAATAAATAATTATATATTAAAAGACCCATTATCTAAGTCGGAAATAGATACGATATTACGAGATGAGGCGTTCAGCAAACCTGCATTTTACAATGAAAAAGGTCAGTTTATGCACGATAAATTTGCAGAGTTTGTGAAAAATGAAGAACATATAATTAAGATAAACAATAAGCTACATATTTATGTAGATGGTATATATTCTGATAAACATGCAGACATAGAGAGAGCATTAATAAAACACATACCAACATTAACCAAAGCAAGACGTGCGGAAGTTATTTCATATTTAGATTTAATAGCGAAAAATACTAATCTATCTGACACAAATTATATCGCTTGTGCCAATGGATTATTGAATATAGATACATTAGAACTAGAAGAATTTACACCAAATTATGTGTGTAAAAACAAAATAGCAGTAAGTTATAACCCAGCGGCAACTGGGGATATTTTGGACCACACATTAGATAAAATATCTTGTAATAATGATAAACTTCGACGAATTATTGAAGAAATGATTGGATATTGTTTGTTACGTAGAAACGAACTTGGTAAGAGTTTTATATTAACAGGAGTTGGCTCAAATGGTAAATCAACTATACTAGACATAATCAAAGAGTTGATAGGAGAGGACAATATATCATCCCTTGGAATGAATGAACTAGGGACAAGATTCAAAACTGCAGAGCTATATGGAAAAATGGTTAATGTAGGGGACGATATATCAAATTCTTATATAGATGACAACTCAATCTTTAAGAAATTGGTTACTGGAGAGAGTGTCAACGTAGAACGTAAAGGAGCGGACCCGTTTGATTTTAGAAATACTAGTAAGTTAATATTTTCAGCAAACGAAGTACCTAGAATAAACGACACGTCACAGGGGCTAATGCGTAGACTTGTAATTATACCTTTCAACGCACAATTCAAGAGTACGGATGATGATTTCGACCCGTTTATAAAGGATAAGTTAACAACGACTGAAAGTCTACAATATCTGCTAAATTTAGCAGTTGCAGGATTGAAAAGAGTACTAGAAAGACGAGATTTTGAAAAAGTTGAAGAGGTACAAGAAGAACTACACGAATACGAAAAAGAAAATAATCCATTACTTGAGTTTATAGAAGATCATAAGATTGACAATGAAGAAACTACAACTACATATAAAAGGTATGTTATTTGGTGTCAAGAAGGAAATTTAAAACCTTTAAGTCGAATTGTATTTACTCGTAATGTTAAGAAACATGGGTACGACAACAAAGTAGTAAAAATTGATGGGAAATCCGTAAGAATTTTTAAACTTGTAACTCCTGATCGCAAGCAGTAATAACGGCTACGGTGGTTTTAAAAAGTAAGGTTACAAGTTGGTTACAAGTTTATTTTGAAAGTTGTAACCGTTGTGATTAAGTAATAGCAACGATTTGGGGAATGTTGGTTACAAGGTTACAAGTTTTTTTAAAAATTCTTTAATATTTTTAAACTTATATAATTTTTTATAATATAAGGGATATAAAAAAAACTTGTAACCTTGTAAATGTGTCGGAAGTTAGTAATATCAACGGTTTGAGGTGTGAAAAAGGTGTAACCAAAACTTGTAACCTTGTAACCTTGTAACCAAAATTTAATAATTGGAGGTAATATCATTGCGCAATAATGTTAATAATATAAATAGGGAAAAATTAGAAGATTTATTATATGAATACAAAGACATGAAAGTTGAAATAAATGAACTTGAATTAATGATAGATTATGAGAACATACAAGCAGTTGGATATGATGATATGCCAAAAGGTCCAAATGTAAGTACATCAAGTTCGGTTGAAAATGGACTAAACAGAATAGAGAAGTTAAGATCTAAGAAGTATTATTTAGTATGTAAGCAAAAAAGAATTGCAAATATGTTAACGTTATTAAGTGATAGAGATAAAACAATAATAGAAATGTATTACTTTCATGATTGCACATTAAGAGATATTGCATTTAAGTTAGATATGAATGATAGCTATATTAGCAGAAGAAAAGCATATGTATTAAATCAACTGCTACCTTTTGCAAAAAAATACAATTTAATATAAAATATGCTTGCGTATTCGATACAACATATTGGTTAACATTTGATAAAGACGGGGATTTGTATGGAATTGAAACTAATGGAATATCACAAGATATATTAGATAGAATAGTAAACGAACCTTATGCGTTTGACTTCCCAGCAACATATGATGAATACATGGAATTGGATAAAAGATTAAATAGCTAACTCAAATGTAAAACAAAAGTAACTCAAATGTAAAACAAAAGTAAATGAAATGTAAAACAAAAGTAAAGTCAAAGTACAGATATATATAGTATTATATTAGTATAGAAAAGAATAGATAAAACAAAGGTACTCGAGAGGGTATCTTTTTTATTGGTCAAAAAAAGGGGGGATTATATGTTATATAAAATGTGTATGGATTGCGGTAAGGTAATATCACATAGTAGGATAAGATGTGACAGTTGCGAGAAGAAGAAAAACAAAATGCAATATGAGCATAATAACAAAACGCATAGACGACTATATAATACAATGAGATGGAGAAGGTTAAGAACTCAAGTCATGGATTATTATCACAACATATGTGTATACAGTTTATATAAATATAATGAGATACGACCAGCAAAGATCTTACATCATATTAATTTGGCAAACGAAAAAAATTTCTTTTTAATTGACAATTTAATTGCACTTGACTTTAGTGTTCATGAGAAACTACACGAAGACTATACGAATGAGATTAAAGATGAATTGAGAGAATATCAGAGGAAATGGAAAGAGGATTTTATACCCCCCACACTTTGGTAATTCAAATTCGGTTTTTCTAAACAGAGATCGGAAGAGCACAC